TTAATCTTTGATGAACTTGATCAAGTGATGCTGCAACTGCTGATGCCTCTAACTGTTCTTTAGTTAAATAGTTTGTCTGCTCTCCTAATATTTGACTTGATTGACCCGTTCTGTTGTACATAGATTTTAATCCTGCAAACATTTTAATTATATTAGCAACAGCGTTTGCAATCAAACCAAATCCCATTAAAAGAACTGGTCCAACACCAGCAAGAGCAACTGTAAGAATAGTTAAGAATTTTTTAGTACCATCTCCTAAGTTATTAAACTTGTCAAGAATTTTCCCAACAAACTCAACAATAGGGGTTAATGCTTTTAAGAATTGTTCTCCTACTGGAGCAATAGCCAATTTTAAATCTTCCATTGATTTTTTAAATTTGTATGTTGTTGTATTCTGAATTTTATCCAATTCTCGTTGTGACAAGATTGCAAGTTCTTCTGTAGTTGCTTTTGTTAATGATAAGACTCTCTGTGCTTGTGTACCCTGGGTTGTTACGTTTTGAAACAGTGTGGAAAGTCTTGAAAACTGGAACTTACCAAATAGTTGTTCAATAGCACGAGCACGGTTAAGTGGGTCAAGAGTATCAAGTGCTTGTGCGAACCCAACAACAGTTGCTTTAATGTCTCCTTGGTTGGCTTCAACAATTCCTTTAATATTTACGCCAAGTTCTCCAAGAAACTTGCTTGCCTTTGTTGATGGATTAATTAATGATGCAAGACCAGACTTAAGTGCGTTAGCGCCTTCGGATGCATTGATTCCACCTTCTTTCATTGCTGTAAGGAAAAATGCTAAGTCTTCAACGTTTCCACCAAGTTGCTTAACAACTGGTCCAGCCTTTGGAATTGCTATTGTTAAATCTTCAATAGATACTACAGTTTGGTTTTCAACTGCGTTAAGGAAATCAATTTTGTTTGCAAGATCTTCTGCTGCAACGCCAAAAGCGTTAGTTACAGAAATTGTTGTCTCTAATGCCTGCGTTTGTTCTACTCCGCCAAGAACTGCAAGCCTTGTTGCCTGTACAACTTGTGCAACTAATTCTGCACCCATCTTGCCCATTGCTGCAGCATCTGCAGCCATTTTCATTGTGTCTTCTATTGCAACGCCATACTTAGTATATTCTGTTGCAAGTTTTTGAATTTGCTTAACCATTGCATCAGTTTCTGCTTGTGTTGTAAACATTTCTCCATACACACGCTTAAATCTAATTGCCTGCTCTTCAAGTTTCATGAATGTTTTTGAAGCAACTGTACCAAGCATTGCAAGTGGAACAGTAAAACCAACCATTAACTGACGTCCTGCCCACTGAGTATTCTTACCAAAGTTTAGGAGATTGGTTGATCCTTGTCTTAATAATTGATTAAGTAGTTGTTGTCTCTGTGCAGCAATGGCTGTTTGTGTGCCCAGATTTTTCATATCAAGCGTTAGAGGTCTTACCGCAATTGCTTGTAGTGCTCCATTGGCACCTCTGCCCATTTTTACATACTGGGTCTGTATATCTTTTACACGCTCTCGTGCAACTTTATTTAATGTTTCAAATTCAGATCTAAACAGTCTTCCAAAAGTTTTTGTTGCTGCTCCAGTATATCTAAAATATTCTCTAGATGTTAACTTGTTTCTTTCTAAAGCATTAGTAAAAGACTCTGTACTTGATGTTACTGTTCGCATAGATGCTTGGAATTTTCCAGTAGCATTTATGCTGTTCATCAAGTTCTGTGCTTGATTTGCTGCTACCGCTGAGGCTGCGGTACCAGACTTTGCCATTTGTGTATGGAAGGCTGATATTTGACGTTGTAGAAGTTTTAGACTTGCTAAAGCATCAGACGTATCAATATTTACATGAATATTGGATTCTACATCAGCCATCCATTAACACCTCTTTATTTAGTTATTTGCAAGGTTGCCAAGTAGTGATGCGTCAGAAAGTTTAATTCCTGATGCCTCTTCGACAATCTTGTATACTGTTGGAAGATCTAGATTTTCTTCTAGGGCTTCCTTGTCTTCTGCCAATTCTGGCTTGTATTGTTTCATTGCGATTTGAACACAGTCCATTAACAAATCCATAGACTTTTCGTTATCTTCTGCGACCTTTGCAATGTCTTCAAACTTCTTCATAAACGGACGAAGTAGAGAAATCTTAAGTGGTCTTACCTTGATCTTTGTTCCATCGATCAGAGTTACTGTCTTTTCTTCAGTGGCGATTGCCATTTATTCCTCCTTATAAGGTTTAGTTAATTATACCATAGCGCAGGCTTATTTCTGGCTATTCGGAAACCTCATAATCAATACCCATGCCAATGCCAAACCCTGCTCTTTCAGCATTTACTCCTTGTAGGGCCAGAATATCATTTCCATTTCCTGTTGCACCCTTGCTAAATACTCTAGCCTTCATGTCTTCCCATTCATTACCGCTACCAGAATTTTTATCTAAATCTACACCTTGCATTGCTGCAGCAAACTTTTTATCACTGTAGTCTAATTCTCTTTTTATCTTTAGTGTGGCTGTTAGTTCTTGCATAGACATTGATGATTCTAACTGATCATAGTCTTTCCATATACCGATCAAAAAAACCTCTGACTCTAGTTTTGCCAAGTCTAAGGTTTCCCATGTTGATCCACTGTCAACTGCCTGATTTTTAACAGTGTCTTCTGACTTCTCATTAATTTTGATTCCCGCTGCAACATCAATAACATCATAGATAGTTGGTAAGTCTAGGCTGTCTTCTAAATCTTCAATAGTTTTAATTGATGGGCAATATTGTTGCATTGCAATAAGAGCGCATTGAGCCAAAATAGATATTGATTCATCATCACTTTTTGCTTCTTTAATTTTTTCAAAGGTTTCTAAAAATTCTCTTAAGTATTTTATTTTTAATGGGGCAGCAATAATAACTCTATCATCTACTAGTGATATTTTTTTTGTTTCATATATTTTTGTTGCCATTATATAAGTATACCAAACAGAAAGGCCCAACCCCGAAGGATTGAGCCTCTCATATATTAAGTTGTATTATACTGCTGTTGCTAGTGTGCGGTCTACGATCTTACCGTATGACGCATTGTCGTTTGGAAGAAGACGGAATGAAACTTCAAACATTGAAGCCTCGTCACGCTTTGCAGATACTGTCACATTCTCAATTGATAGTGCACGGTATGCTACATAGATTCTTTCCTTGTTGATCGCTGCTGAACCAGATCCTGGTCCTACTGCTACAATACCACGCTCTAGTGGAACGTCACCAATATCTCCTGCTGACATTCTTAGTGTCGATAGGTTGGATGCTGTTGCGATTTCCTCATTTGATGCAATTGCTACTAGAAGATTTTCTAGTGTTGCTTCTGCAAAAGATGTATTTAGATTAACTGTCATACCCTGCTTGAATAAACGAGCAACGTCGAGAAGTTGATCTACTGCTACATCACCAAAGTCTGGCTGGAATGCGAGTTCCAAACCATTTGATGTGTATCCTATATTTGTGTAATCTTCGTCAAGTGACAAAGTTTCCTTATAGGATGTTGTGGATGCTGTAAGTGCTGGAAGATCAGTGCTTGCTTGTGTATCAGTGATCGCTCCTGTTGCGTCTACATATCCGATTGGGCCTGAATCATGCGTAAATAGTGCTGCTGCACCTACGATGATGTTACTACTTGAACCACGGCTGTATGCCATATTTTCACCTCTTTCATTTTATTGGAAGGGGGTTGTTTCCTCATGCTAATTATACTACCTCTTTATTATAAATTAATTAGCATGCCAATCATAGTCTATGATGATTTTATTCCCCGCATAGGTACGGGCTGTTCCAAAGTCAACTATATCTCTGGTTTCTTCTAGTTGGTAGATCTTAAAGTTATGGAAGAACATTGGCTTGGATTCTAGGTTCCAGGATGTAGGATTTTCTGCTGCCCATTCATTTAAATCTTTTGCTGAGTCATCTCCATTATCCAGAAGGTCACTTACCTGCTGCTGGGTTATGACCATATTCTTTTGTGCGTCATCACCTACTGAATAAAAATAGTATAGAAGTTGCTCACATTTAATGTATGGGAATGGGGTTCTTCTCATCTTAAACATTCTGTCGTATACCCCAAATACCCCATTGCTTTGTGGAAATGTTTCAGTTAGTGCATCAATTTCTGTTGGAAGAGTTGGGAAAAAATATGTTGTTCCTTGACCACTAAACCCAGGATTTATTTTTTCTGCTAGATAGGCGTTAATAATTGTAGGTGGATGATGAATTAATGCAGACATTATACACCCACTCCTGCGTTAGCAATCCAGCGATATCCAGTTGATAGGCCTTTAGACTTGCCAATTCTTTTTCCTGCTGGCATATCTTTTTTATATACTTTTGGATTTTCAAGATACCTTGCAACTCCACTTGTTCTTAAAAACGCTTGTGAGAAATACTTATTAAAAAACATGTCAAAGACTTTTTCGAAACCGCCTTCTACTTCTGTTCCTCCAGGGTTTAAAATTTCAACAGGACCTCTTGTAAACACTGTTTCTCCGTTATCATCAAACGCTAATACCTGTGCGACTCTTGGTCTAATTGTAACTGGAATTCCTTCTTCCATGATTCTTGCTTTATCGTAGAACGGTGTACGTGATCCATCTTTAATAGATTTAGACTGACTAAAAGATGATCTAAAAGATAGTCCTAGATTGCTTGTTGTGTATGAAATATCGTATAGTCTTGCTTCTGGGCTTCCAGTCATAGTCCATTCGTAAACATGATGAAGCATTTGTGGATTAACTTTTGCGTTTGAGTCTATAAACTCTTTCATTATTTCTACTGTTTCCATTCCTAGAGTTTTTAGGAATACAGTCTTTCCTCTTTGGATACCCTCTAAAAATCCTACAGAATAATTAACAATATTGTTCATATCTTTTTTAAATTGTTTTGAATTAAATGTTGTTATCATACATCACCTGATTGATTTTCTGATCTTCTTATTACTACTTTATAAGATTCAATATTTCCAAATGGCCCTGTAAATGGTTCATAGGTTGCTAGTTCAAAAAGTGTTCCTTTGCCAGACCTAGGTCCTGATGTTTCCATATATATTAAGTTTCCTTCTTGGTCTTTAATATCTGTAATCAATATGTTTGTTAATGCGTTTTTGCTATCTAGCAAAGAAATTCTTATGTCAGATTTTACTCTTCCAACCAATATCGAGTTTTGTGTTATGTTTACATTTGGCTTTACTTCTTCTTTAAATGCTGAACCTCCAGAAGAAAAACTGCAAGCAAAGACTCTATCAAGAACCCATTGCTTTTTTATTGCTCCAAAATCACCCTGCTTAATTATTGGATGATAAACAGATGCTTGCATTGGAAACATAAAGTCTGGGGTTTCGCAAACTGTCATTATAACACCCCAAGTTTTGTAATAGACTTAGCATACTTTGAAAGTATCTTGTCTACAATTATATTTCCCGTTCCTTCGAAAAGACCCTTGTCAAATTGAATTCTAAATTGATCTGTATTGTAAGAAGAAATAAATCTCTTGTAATAATCTAATTTGCCACACTCTATATCGTGAACAAGCATTTCTGTTGCTCTAACAATGTCTGATGGAACTGCAGTATATCCATGCTCAACAGTTACTAGATAATCCCAACCTCTTCCAAACCCTCTATAGATAAACTGAGGATCTAGGGAGTCAGATGCTGCTGCAGGCAAAACTAGTGGTGCTGATTCTGCTCTATTAATGTTGTCTGTTGACTTTTCAATAATTGCTGTCTTGTCTGACGAGACTTCGTATTCTCTATCTTCTACTAATTTATTGTTTTCATATACCGTCAAAACTTTTTTAACATCATCCCAAACTGGAAGATAATCTGCTCCAGTTCCTTCAAAGTGTAAAACTTTTTTCTTATAATAAAATCCTTCTGGAATTACAGAATCTATTACCGCTCTTGCAATTTCTTCATTTACAGAGTATTTTGATATGTCTGATGCAGTGCTTGCTTTTGTTAATGGGTCAACGTATGGTCTTACAACTTCATAAGTCTCATCTTGAAGAATTGCTTCTCCAACTGCCCCAAGATTTTTAACAATCTCAACCCTATAAGATGAATCATATTTACCTGGTAAAGATATGCTGAGATTGTTTCCTGATACCTTATTTAAAAATGTTAATGTTGATACTGAGAGATCCGCCATATCAGTTATATTAACAGTTATAGTTGATGATGTTATTCCCGCAGGAACTACAAAATTAACAGGTATATCTGAATACGGCGAAACTCTCAATATCTCCATCTTTAATTATCCGAAAGCCTTCTGGATTTCTTCTGGTGTAGCAACTCTAACATGTGATCTAGTTAGCCACTTGTCTGCTTGCTTTTGTGTTACGATATTATATCCTCTGCTAAGAGTTCCAACTTCTTGCCAGTGAACGCTCTTTGTTGAGTGAAGCGCCACCTTTCCTGAAAGGTTTACATCTGTGTTAATTGTTTTACTTGCGCCGTCTGCTGCCATTGATCCAATAGCACCTGTCTCTGTAAAGCCTAGTGCTTGAACTGGCTCAACTACTGCTGGTGCTTCTACCACTGCTTCAACTACTGCTTCAACTACAGGTTCTACTGTAGGCTCTACTGCAACTTCTACTACTGGTGCTTCGACATAGTCATGCTCTTCTGCATTTTCTGCTGAAAACGGATTGTTATAATTATTATTTTCCATTGTATCCTCCTTGTTTGTATTATATCATTAAAGTATTAAGGGGGACAGGAGAGTGAACTCCCGCCCCCCATTAAAGGTACTGATTACAGATTATGAATCTGATGCAGAATCAGCGAATGCAATTGCATCCTCTTCTTCCCACTGAATACCAAAGCGGACGAATACTGTGTACTCAATTGTGTCCTTCTTTGCTACGTACTCACGGTTTACAACGATGTCGCGCTGGAATCCCCATACACGGTTTGCAGGGAATGTCAAGTCGACAAAGCCTGCTGGGTAGTAAGGAACTTCCTGAACTTCAATTCCGAGAACACGTGTTGTACGTGCTCCACCGAATGTCTGTCCGAGTCCATCTAGATAGTTCTGACGGTTTGACTGTGTGCTTCCTGGCATACGGCCAGTGAATGCTTCTGCAACTGCATCTGCAAGGGTACCGTTATTCTTAACGATTCCTCCGAATACATCTGTACCTGCGTAGAACTTAAGATTGTTCTTAAGTGCACGGTACTTACGTGGCATTGCATTGATGATTCCCTGCATAACTTCAGGTGTCCAGGCGTTATCTGTTACAGTTACAACTGACTCGTGTGCTTGTCCAGCACCTGTTCCAGTCTTTTCCTTATTGATAAATCCGTCCATGATTGACAAGAATGAGCCTGTCGCTCCG